TGGTGAATAGATACCTTCATTTAATATACCACTTGTTTGAGTACGAACTGCTGTACGTGATAATAATTGTTGTTTAGCAATAAAAATTAACCCATTAGGTGATTTTGTATCAATAAACATTTTACCTAAACGTCTAATATCTGTAAGAGAATCTCTTATAGCACCTATGCCTCCTCGTAAAATAAAATCTTCATTAGCTCCTAAATCATTAAAGCTATCAGGTATTGGTGTTTGAATATAAGGTTGGCCACTATACCCTCCACCAAGGGTATCTTTCCCATATCTTAGGGACTTAAGATCAGTCTTTAAGTCGATTAATCCCATTATCTAGGTGGATTATCTAAATATTTTTCTGGTGTTTTACCGTCTAAATCTAATTGTGATTGTGTTAAGCCTGCAATTTGAATTGTTTGTCTATCATATTGTAAAGGTGTTTTACCATCTAAATCAAGTTGTGAAGTAGCTAAACCTTTTTGATAATTAGAAGCACCATCATATTTTACTGGTGTTTTACCATCTAAATCAGTCAATACTGAACCTGCGGTTGTTAATTTATCTAATAGTCCCATTGTTATATTATTTTATTATAAATATTAAATTATTGAACTCTATATGTACTTACATTCATTGCTGTACCTACTTTTGTTCCATCTAAATATACATTACTATCTTTTTGTAATATAGCATTTAATGTGTTATTCATAGCATTAAAATGTTTCATTAATTCACCTAATGGAATAATAGCTTCAGGACCAGCTTCACCTATTGTTGCATTGCTAATTGGTTTTGTTATAATTCCTCCTTCAGCAAATTTTGGACCGCGAGGTGCTGTTACTACTTCATTATTTTGAATTTGTTTTGTTTCACTTTGACTTATTCCTACAGTTTTTAATGCTTTTTCATTTTCTTTAGCTTTTTCAGCATTATAAATTTCTTCTTGTTTTTTAATTCTTTCTTGAAGTTTTTTCTTTTCATCATCGTCTTTAGCCATTTTTAATTGTTCTTCAAGAGATGCTTTTCTAGATGAAGCAATTTCTGATTTTGAGTCGGGGCCAAATATCATGGTACCTAATACGCTACTTCCTGTTTCTAAACTTCCAACAAATTGATCTAAGTAATCTACTAATTTATCAAGTATTCCACCATTTACTAAATCGGAAAATACTTCTTTAATTCGTTCTACAGCTACATTAAATTTTTCTTGAGCATCTGCTGATTTTTGGGCTTCTTTTAAATTTCTACCTTCTAAAATTCCTTGTTCAATTAATGCTGCTTCTTTTTCTAATTTAATAGCTGTTTCATATTCTCCTCTTTTTCTAGCTGCTTCTGCTTGTTCTCTTAATTTTTTAGTAGTATCACCTGCTACTTTATCGATTACTTGTTGTTTATATAAACTATCTGCTAATTCATTAGCACTCATACCTAATGTTTTAGCTATTGCTTCTTGCTGAATAACATTCATAGAAGCAAATTTTTCAGCTGTTATTCCATTTTTAGCTATTTCTTGAGTTAAACCTGCTATATCATGATTTAAAGCAAATTCACGTGCTTTTTCTAAATTTAAATCTTTACCCGTTAATAATTCAGCTTCTAATTCATTAGATATAGATTGTTCAAAATTTAATAATGACTCACCTACTTTAGAAACTTGATCTAAAGTTAAACCTAATTTTTTAGCTTCTAAAACAGATTTAGTTAATTCACCAACATTGCCTCTAAAATTAAGTTGAATTAATTTACTTGTTTTACCTACTTCCTGTAGTATTTTTCGGCCATCAGCTACTATTTTATTTTGATTTGCAAAGGCCGCTATCTGATCATAAACAATATCTATTCCTTTACCAGCTTCAACATTACTTATTGCAAATGCTTCTTGTAATCCTAAAGCTTCTTCTTTAGATTGACCTAATTGTTTAGTTAAAACTATTTGAGCTTCGATTTGATCAGTAGTAGCTATTGTAGAAAAACCAGTAAGTTGAGCTATGTCATTAAAAGCTTCAGCAATATTAGCTGTAGTTCTATACATAGTATCCATTTCCGTTTTACTGGCTTTAAGATTATCATATAATCCTCGTGCTGAATCTTTACTTATGCTTAAATTTTTAGCTATATCTGTAACTCGTTTATCAGCAGCAAACATAGCATCAATGAAAAACTGAATTACTTTGGCTAAAATTGAAAAACCACCACCCATTAATACTGATGGGTCTGTTAAATTGTCTTTCATTGATGAACCGACACCTTTAACTCCTTCTTTAAATACATCAAATTTTGTTGAACCTTCTTCAGCTGTTTTCTTTTGTATTCTAGCTAAAACTGTTTCAGCATTTATAAGACTACCTAAAATAGGAATTTTATTTAATCCCTTTATGGTTGCTCCTGTTACTCCTAATTTTTTATTGAATTTATCTGCTAAATCAGCTTGTTTATTTAAATCATCAATAAATTCTTTTTCATACAATAAAGCTTGACCTAATTGTTCATCTGCTTCTTCATCTGTTATTAAACCTGCTTTTTTAGCAATGTTAATTTGTTGTTGAAGAGCTGCTACTTTAAATGTACGTTCTGCTATTTGTTTTTCAACTTGACTTCTAGTTAAACTACCTGAGCTTAATTTTTCCTGGTTGCTTAATAAAGTTGTACTTGTTTTAGCTAGATTATTAATCCCTTTAGTAATATCACCAGTAAGAGTTTTACTAAAACTTGATGTTGTATCAAAAGCATCTTGAAATATTTCACCAATTTGTGATGATATATTTCGAAGAGCATCTTCGACTATCTCAGCAGTCTCTTTTGCTTTTTTTTCAATATCCTTAGGATCAAGTTCTTTCTTTGCCATATGTTAATAAATATTAAAAGGCATCATTTTTTAGATGCCTTTGTAACATAAGAAGGGGTTGATATTGTTGTATTTTTTACTTGTTCTTTAACTTTACCTTTTACCCACGTTTCTTCATTATTTTGTTGTTTATTAGATTCAGAATACCAATCTTTAATTTTATTAAAAGTATAATTTCTTAACCATATAGGCATGTTATAAATAGTAAAATAATCATAACCACCTTTACCATGAAAAACTATTTCATGAATTTGATTAAAAATTGATAATCTAAATTCAATAGCATTTTTATAAGTCAGGCCAAAAAAAGTTAAGATTAATTGGGATATCGATATCCTCCTCAATACCGTTTATAGAAATTTTTTGTGTTAAATTAATATCAGGAGAAATATTTTTTATATAAGAACGAAGTGCTCTTGAATCTGATGCTAATAAATAAGATTCAACAAATTCTTTTATTGATGATTTATCTGTTTTTCCATCAACAGAAACTATTTGATATTTTAAACGTGTTGTAATACCTGAAGATGATTCTTTATTAATTTTTTTAAGGCCTTCAATTTCTTGTTGGATTAGTTCTTCATCTTTAGCTGTTAAAATTTTAAACTCTATTACTGTTTCTGAATTTGGAAGGGTGAAAATAAATGTACCATTATGTGAAACTAATGATTCATCAAAGTTTTTGTTTTCAAGTTTACTTAAATCAATGGTATATTCTTTTTTATCATAAGTAAAAGAATAATCTTTACCATAACCTAAAATACGAGATGCTATTAAGATAGCATTTTTATCTCCAGTTACAATATCTTTAATATCAAAAGCATTTAATGTTAAAGCTTCTAATAATTTATCCAATACTATACCCTTTGAAATATAATTTTGATTAGAAAGAATATCTTCTTCTTTGGCAGTCATATATTTCATTTCTATTTTACCACTACGAAGTGGATGGTTAAGAGGATATACCAAACCTTTTGAAGGTAATTCTACAATTTCTGTAGGGAATTTATGTTCATTCATAATTTTTATTTTTTTATAACTTTGTTATCACATATAAATATATGAGAAAAAAAGAAGCTCGCAAAAAATGCGAGCTCTTTTAATAGTAATTGTAATTTTATTAGAAATTCAACACACAATAATCTGGTTGAACTGTCATTGTAATATTTACAGCTGTGTTTTCAGTATCCCAGTTGTAGTCTCCAAAATTTGATTCGGTAATCAATGCACCTTTGATAATCCATTCTGAAACAATATCACCTACTGGTCCTAATACGTCAAATGTTAAGTCTTTCTTATAAAAATCACTATAACCATCACGACCTGTTACTGATTCGTGATGTAAACGTACCCATTCCATTACTGCCTGAGCACCTGAAGGTGTAATAGGATCGAATAATGTAAATTGAATGGTACCCCAAGTTGTTTTACCTTTTACAAAACGTTGTACGTTAATGTGATTTAAAGGAACTGTACCTTGAGTTAAATTCACTGCACCTACACCTTTAATTTCATATGCAGGGATACCATCAATATACATGATAAAGCGGTTTGCCTGTTTTGGTTCAAATGCTGTGAAAAATATTTCGTTTGGATCTAATACTGCCATTTTATTTATTTATTTGTTCTTGTTATAAATATTCCGTTTTTAAAAAATTACGCTGGAAAAACTGCTCCAGTTGGCAAGATGTTGAAATCCAAGTAAATGAATTCAGCAGTCTTAGTAGGTTGAATATAAATTTGACCTACCATCTGGTTTCTGTCGATTACGTCAGCGGTGTTGTTTGAGTCATCCATGATTACTTTGAAAGCATACAAACCTTGTCTTTGTTGTACTGATTCTAAGTATGGATTAACTTGACTTAAGAATTGGTTTCTTGTAGCGATACTGTTTTGTTCAAACACTAAGTTTTGAGCTACTTGAGAAATATATCCTTTAAGTTGGATTAATAATCTACGAACACTTACACGATCTAAAGCAGATGCTTTAGTTTGTAATGTTTTCTGTCCGTATACTACAACTCCTGTTCCAGGGAATGTTGCAATTGGATTAACTTTGTTTTGATATAAAGTATCACGGTTTGCTTGAGATAATTTTTTCTCAGCTCTAACTACTGTACTTAATCCACCTCTGTTAATACCTGCTGGTGCAAACCAAGGTTCTGCTACGTTATCATTGTAAGCATAAACACCACCTACCATTGTAGAAGCTGGTACCCAAATTAATTGAGCAGAATCTGGATCAATTGTTTGAACCCAAGGCCAATATGTTGCAGCGTATGAATTATTTTTAGCATTTGCTTGAGTAGTTACGTCATTGATACTTGAGCTAAATGGTACTAAATCTACTACATAAATAGCATCTCCTCTATTCATTGTGTTATTAATTGCTGTAGTTACTTGTGATGAACCTAAATTTGAGGTTGATGCAAATAAACCAGGAGTTAATAA